GATGAGAATCCGTGAGGCCGCGGCGTCCGGCGACAAGCCCGCAATGGCTTTCCCGCCCGCCGGATTAAACATCGTCGCTTCGCGCACCGGTACGAGATCGGTGGCCGCCGCGATCGTCGTCGCGATCGCCGTGCTCGCGCCTTTCCCATAGACGCGCGTCCGCACCTGTGATTTATCGTGCGTCCACGTGATCGCGGGATCGTGGAGAAAGCGCCCCGGCGTCTCGTCAATCGGATCGGGCGCCGTGCCGGGCGGCGTCACAAAGAAATAGAGCGTTTTCGCTTCGAAATACCAATACGCGCCGATCAGTTTCGCGAGCGCCGTCAGGCAGCCTTTCATGCCGCCTTCCGAGCCGTCGAACGTGATCGTAACGGCCGGTAAGCCGAGTTGCACGCCGGCCACGGAAAACCCCGGCGCGAACGTGGTGATCAGCGTGTGCGCGATCGTCGTCGCGGAGACGTTGACGAAGGGCATCAGCGGGCGGCGGCGATTCGCCCGCGCCGTATCGTCGATCGCCGTCACCGCATGGAGCACCGTCGACGGCTGGCCTTTATACGTCTTCTCGACCGTCTGCAGTTCGCCGTTGAAGAGCAGCACAGGCGCGTTACTGTTGACCCAGACCTCGATCGGCGTGCCGACACTCGGCGCGGCGCCGTAGAGCGTCAACGCGCACGTGTTCGGCTCGTCGTACACGCGATCCTGAATCGACATCGACTTGTAGATCACCCGCGTCGGAGCATCCGGGGTGGTGATGTCGATGCCGCCGAGAATGACGCGGATGTGCGTCGGCCGTTCGGCGACCTGATCCGCCGTGAGATAATTCAGGCGGAAATTGTTCAGCCTGGTATTCGGGCCGAGGACGGCGGGCTGATATGGCATCAGTTCACCAGCGTCCCACGCTGCACCTGGCTCGTGATCGTGTCACCCACGCGCCGCGCGATCCCGCTTTCCGTGTCGACGATGTTGAACGTGTTCGTCACCGTCGGCCCGCGCGTCGCCAGGCCCATCGAGAGCGCCCACGTCAGGAAGTCTTTCGGCGGGCCGCCACCGATAAAGCCCCCGAGCGCCCCGCCACCCGCGCCCGCCTTCTTCGTGTATTCCTCAAACACCTTCGCGAAGCCCATCGTGCCGTAGTTAATCTCGCCGATGTCGATCGGGACACTCGCCCCAGGCGCCTTCTGATCCATCCCCGGCGTGACCTTCGCCGCTTCCGTGACACTCCGAAACACGGTGTCGAGTTTCTCCACCTTCGGCACCAGCGTCTCGACGGCCCCGCCCGTTAATTCCAACATCGTCTTAAATTGTTCGCCGGATTCGGCCGCCACCTGAAACTGCGTGCCGACCGTGCGCATCCACGTGTCGAGCGATTGCGTCTTGGGTTCGAGGGCCGCAAGCGCGGCGGTCTGTTCGAGATAGGCCCGGTTCACCGCGTCGACTTGCACCTTCGAGAGGCTATACGCCGTCGCGATCGTGATCTGGGATTGTCCGAGCGCGAGATGCTGCGTGACGGCCGCCGCGACGGCGGGCGTGAGGGTGGCGAGCGTGGCGCGCCAGCCCTCGCCGGCCTGATTGAGTTCCTCCTGGGCGAGCCGGATCGCCTCATACCGCGGCCGCGCTTCATCCGCCCAGGCCTTTTGCGCCTTCGTGCTGTCCCCGAGCGTGCGGATGTAGTGTTCCAGCGCCCGCACGCTGATCCCGTAGTGCGTGGAGATTTCCGTCAGCGTCGAGCTGTGATTTTTGAGTTCCGTCTGAATCGCCGGGAGATTCCCCGACGCCGTCACCTTCGCGATCTCGCGGTTCCACTGCTCCACGCGGATCGCGCCGGTATTAAAACTCTCGGCGGTTTCCTGGTTATGCCGCTTGATAATCTGCAGCGCTTCGTCAAAGTCCAGGACGGTGCGGCCCGCAATCTGCGCCGCGCGGTTCAAGACGTCCATTTTCGCCCCGGTGCGTTCGGCCGCCGCATCGCCGAAGCCGAGTAACTTCGCCGTCGTCTCGGCGATCGCATCGCCAAGGCCCGTCACGTTCGCGATCCACGTGCCCACTTGCCACCCGCCCACGGCGGCGCCCACGGTCAGCCCGACGGTCCCAATCAGGCCGATCTCGCTGGCTGTTTTGCCCGCCGCGCCGCCGAGTTCTTTCAGGGCCTGAATCTGCGGCCCGATCCGGATGCCCAGGAGATTGAGCGTCTTGTCCGCCGTGCCTAAGCCCTCGCTGAACTCGCCGATCGCGCCCGACGTGTGCGCCGAGGCCCCTTCGAGATCTTTCAGCTTCACGACGGACTTGTCGATCTCGAACATGAAATCCGAAAAGTCCGCCGTCATCACGCCGGAGAGTTGCGCCATTAGACGAGCGCCTCCTGTTCCGCCTGACGCGCATGTAAGTCTTCGATCAGCACCTCATACACGGCCTGCGGCAGCGCGCGCACGTCGTCGTAACTCATCCCCATAATTTTGCAGAGGGCTAAGGTCGTCATGATGCGAGCGCGGGTTCCGGGGTCGTTTTTTTTTCCTCGACCGCGCGCCGATTCGCGCGGAGGTGCGGGGCCAGCGCCTCGACGATCTCATCCATCGTCGCCGTGTCGAGACTGCGCAACGTGTCGCGCCGTTCCTCGACGGACTGCATCGGACTGTAGGGAATCGGGCGATCGTCCTCGCCGACAAACGACCAGCCGACGAGATACGCGAGAATCACGGGCAGCGTCCGGGGCACGGGTTCGCCCTCGAGATCGAGCCCTTCGCCCGCGGTGAGTTCCTGTTTGACCGTGAGAAAGTCGCCGTCGGATAACGGCAAGCGGATCACGTCAGCAGAGGCAAGACGACAGCGGCCCATGTATTCCCCTTTGCTACCGCACCGGCGGCCCCAAGGATGCCCGTAGACTCGTCTCCCCGATCGCGATCGTCTGAATCGGCCACACCCAGAACCCGCCCGGCCGTGGCGCGGAAAACGAGAGCGGCGTCTGGCGCGCCTGAAACTTATTGATTCGCGCGATCGTCGCGCTCAGGATCCAGACGCCGCCCTCGGCTTTCGTGCGCACGATCCGCCAGGCGGTCAGTTCCACGGCGACACGGTAATCGCCCCACAGGACGGCCCCCGCGCCGCCGGTAATCGTCAGCGAGTCGAACACATCACGCGGCGACCTTCGGCTGTTTCACCTTCGCCCTTAGCGCCGTCAGGACGGTGCCGCCGTTGAGCAGGAACGGCCCCGCCGCTTTCCACGTGCCAGAGACTTTCGGCGCCGAGAGGCTCGCATCGATCGAGGCGTCCATGTAGGCCGGCCCCGACCAGAAGAACGTCGGCTCCGTCTCGCTGGGGATCAGCTTCAGCGCGCCCGGCGTGTCCTGTTCGGCCGCCTCGAAGAGCGCGAGTTCCGCCGAGTTGAAGAACCCGCCCAGCGTGCCGCCGGCATCCTTCATGCCCGGGATATAGACGCGGTTCACGTCGCCGAAGCACGTGACGTCCTCGTATTCCGTTTTGAAGTCGGCCGTCCAGGCATTGAGCGAGAGTATTTCGACCGGCGTCGCGCCGCCCGTGGGATCCCACATCACCGATCCATTCCGCCCGGAAATGATTGCCATGATTTCGTCTCCTTCTGCGTTACGCGCCGACCAACGCCATTTGCACCCGATATCGACCGCCGCGCCGGTACCAGCGGATCGACGTGTCGACGGCGTCCACTTCCGTCATCCGGGTGGGCTCTTCGCGGTGCGTCGTCATCCACGTATAGCCGGCGACCGTGAGCGGCGCATCTTCGAGCAGCGCATCGATCCGCGCCGCCGCCGCTTTGATATTCGCGCCCGGCACGGTCGAGAGCATCCGCGCTTCGATGAAATACAACCCGTCTTCGATCGCGCGTTGCTGAAACACGCCGAGATCGACCGCGGTGACGAACGACACGATCACAAAGCGCGTCGAGCCGGGCGGCGCTTCGTCCCAATACACGCCGTTGGGGCAGAGCGCCAAGAGTTCAAGATCGCTGCCGAGCTTCGCGATCAACGCCGCCGCAATGTCGCTT